GGGGATCAACTCCTGACCGCGTATTACCAAGAGGGGGTCGGTGCCGATGGCACGATCAAGCACACTTATGTGCTCACCCGCCCGGTCTTGGAGACCGTTGGAACCAACGATGCAGGCGTCACTCCGCCGGCCACAAAGGCCTACGAGAACGTCGGTGTCCTGGAATTCCGTACGAGTCGTCGGTCGACGACCCAGGAACGCAAGGACCTGGCCAAGATGATGGCGGATCTGGCCGGCGAGGCTGTGATTCAAAGCGAGGTCGAAAACCGTGAAACTGCCTGGTGACCAGGTAATTTCTCGGGTGAAGGACCCTTCCCATCAGGGAGAGGCCACCTTCATCTTCATCGCTTTCTTCCTGGTCATATCCTTCTGGATCATGATCGGGATCACAGCCTACGTGGCAATACTAGGAGTTGGACGTGTTACTACCGCCCAAAGCTGCCCGTCGGAGACGGGAGCGTTCCAAGCAGATCCTCAACCGTCACAGGTTGAGCGGTGAGAGTCGCGATTTCCTAATTCGCGATTACCTCGAGGAACTGAATTGTCCTCGGGCCCTCACAAGCTGGCTACTTTACAAGCACGGTGAACACCGACAGCTTGTCCAGCTGCAGTGCAATCCTTTTGACTATAACAATAGTCAGGGTTTCCGAGCCGCCTACGCGGCAACGAAGTTCCTTTCGAAATGTGTTGGCCTCAAAACCGGCATAAATCTTGAGGAAGTTGCTATTGCATCAGCCGAAGAGGCTGAGCGAGTGAACCGATTGACCAACGCCACGATAGTAGCTATCAGAGATGGTCGCGCGAGCGACCTATATGGTCCCGAAATCTTTCGGGCCATAGACATAATCTCTGGTATCCTGGGAGTAATCCCTGCTACTTTCGAGGATGTTGGTTGGTCAGTGGGGAGGTCTTCCTCCGCATTTGGTGAGCTCGTGACGGGGTATCACAAGTACCAAAGTCGGCCAGACGTCACGGTGAAGAGCCGTTTGCGAGCTTTGCAACTCGTGAACGGGTCACCCTGGTGGGGTGCGTCAATTCTTCAAGTTGATGCACCTGTAAGCGTTCTTCCCAGAGCGCTTCCCATCGTGGGGGGCAATACACTCATCACTGTCCCGAAATCCGCTAAGACTGACCGGGTCATATGTTATGAACCACATATGAACATCCGTCTCCAACTTGCTGTTGGAGGTTATATCAGGAAGCGTCTGAAGAAATTCGGCGTGAACCTGGATGACCAGTCGATCAACCGTCGGAGAGCAAGGCTAGCTAGCAAGACTGGGACGATGGCAACCATCGATCTTAGTATGGCTAGTG